GCGACGTCAACATTCAAAGAATAATTCGAAGAAAGCTAGGTTGATACAGGTACGCGACTTCCTTGGGAGAATCCACACGATGTGGACTACACTAGACCACGTTGAAGGTATGATTCCAGAGACAGCCAAGCCGTCTCTGAGCATTATACCTAAAACCGGGGAAACTCCTGAAAAGACTCCAAGGCCAAGACCTAGGCCGAGTCAGTCCAACGTACCTGTACCAACTTCACTTCCCTCGTACTACCGAGTGAAAGATCCGTCGCAGAGGGTGACTCAAAGTCCACCCCAGGGCAGTGCTTGCTGTGTTTTAGCACCGCCCCCCCACTTAGCGAGGCCAACTACTAAGAAGCGTTTTGTCCGGTCGAATAAACCAACTGATCTACCGACGGACCTTACAACGCTCCTCCGTAATGGGGCAGGAAAATACCGAAGATTCCTGTCTGCCTCTATCCAAGCCGAGCTGCGCAAAGCACAGCGTCGACTCAAGAACATGGTGCATTTTAAACGAAAAGCACATACAGCATACAAGCGCCATGTTCATGCCATCAACCTCACTTACCACTTACTTCTCAACACTTTAGGACGCCCTAAAACGCTCCCTTCACCGAACTCTTCAGTCCCTGCGCTCCGTCGAGCATCCCGCAGAATATTCGCCTTTCAACAGGCGGTATACTGGGGATGCCTCTCGGTGGGGGCTCCGAATATGAAATTACTCGCTAGTATCTTGCGAGCTAAATCACTCGGTGCACCTCCACCAGAGGTTCAGGAACGGGAGGCAGAAAGGCTCAATAAGTGCGACCTATCCAACCGACTTGCATTCTTAGCCAGCGGAATAGACCGTACCTTCGAACCCCTCCAACCTACGAGACTTAAAGTCCGTGAAGCAATCCAAGAGGCTAGGGAACGATGGTCTTCCGAAGCAACCCACCCCGATCTCACACCTGAACTGTTGAACCAGTTACGGAATTATGCCTACAATCTCTGTAGAGGAAGTGCTTGGTCAGCATACTTACCTCTACCTGGAGATAAAGTGGCATTAAGTCCGCAACCGCTCAATCTGAGGATGGTCAAACGAGACAGGATGCAACGGCCCCTTTTCGTCCCTCGCATAAGGGCAATCGCGCGCCACACATCAAGCTGTGCCGAAGACTTAGACGAGGCCGTGGTGCAAGTAGCTAACATGTACTTACCTCCACGACCCGGCTTCCACCAAGAATCTTTAGATGAGGTAGTCCGAGTACAGACAGAGATGCAAGTCCGTCAATACCAAACAGACCCCCACCTACCCTCCCTTGGTGGAGACCAACGTCCAATTGCCGGCCCACGAGTGTGGTTGGCACGTGCACCCCCGCTAGGCGGTACAGCTCCCAGTACGGAACTCGATTTCGACAGGCACCTTCCAAGGCGCCAGGAAGCCAAAATTGAATCCCCACTACTGGACCATATCGCAGCGGAGGATTACCCTGATCTTGGATTCGCACGTGTACCGACCCTTCAACCCCATGCTATCTGTGAACCAGGTGGTAAAATCAGGATTGCTACGATCCATGACTACCACGTTGTCACCCTTAGCAGGGGGGTGGTCGGAAATGTGCTACAAGCGTTAAAGCGCATCCGTCCCTTCAGAGCTATGCTAACAGGCCAAGTACCTACGATCCAAAGAAGGAAGCGTGATCTACGCCTCCGACTGGTCTCCGGTGACCTACAAAAAGGAACTGATTTTATCTACCACGACGCAGCACTCGCTGTGCTCCGTGGCATACTAGATACCAACCCAGATCTCACTCAGCAACAGCGCCGAGCCTTCGAAAGGC